AAATGCCAGACTCAGAGCTAAGCGAGCAGGTAACCATCCTAGTTGGGTGGGCAACACTGGGGATTTAGGTACATTTGCCAACGAGTTCTTTGAAACATTGCCGTAACATTCCATTAGTTTACTAGTATTTGTGTACATCATGAGTACTAGTAACCACCCTCATTAGGAGTAATAAATGTCTATTTATCCACACGTATATCCAGTTGGCGCTCCTGTATCGGATAACAATATAGATGAGTTAGAGGGGGTAATAATAGCTCAACTTCCATATATCCCTCGTAGAGGTGGAGCTCAATACGTAGTAATCTGGAAAGATAAGTTAGACCGCGATGGATCTTACTATATTGAAAATGAAGGTGATATTTCATCGGTAAAATGAGTATTAACTATCGGGGTCTGCTAGTACTTTCTTTTTATATGGACCCCGCTTCTTACCTAATTTAGCTTCTGACATTTTTGCCTTCGTCTCCTCCGACATATTTTGTTTTGCTTTAGACATTTTTACTCTTGTTTCGTTTGTCATATTTCGTCTGGATATTGACACTTTGTATTTGGTTTCATCTGAATGTATCTTGCCTAATCTAGTAGATGACATTTTGGATTTGGTTTCCTCCGAAAACTGCTTTTTATTCGGCCCTCGCTTTTTCCCTAATTTAGCAGCAGATATTTTAGATTTTGTCTCTTCGGATAATAGTTTATTATCACCACCAGTAGTCAAATTATACCCATTAGGAGTTAGAGTGTTATGCTCTAATATCAGAGCTGATTCCCAATGGTTGGCCTCGCCCAACGACAGACCTTCCATTAAGATTTCGTGTTGGAACTCACTCCATCCATATTTCTTAATAGCAGTTGCGAACCTACGACATCCAGTAGATGTTTGGTGCCAACTGCAGCGTCTGCGATAATCATTTGTTTGTCCAATATATGACTTACCTGATGGACTTGTGTGTTTGTAAATTAAGTAAGTATCATCCATAATATGTTCCATTTTATAATAATTAATATTATATATTGTATCTAATAGAATAAATCAACAGAGGACATATTTTATACCTCATATTAATATTACAAAATTGATGTATAATAATCTTTAAGTTAATTCAAAAGGACATTATTTATGTTATCTAAAGTTATTATTAATGATGGTACTAATTATCTAACATTAGTTGGTGATGTAACTATTGTGAACGGAATGATTCATTTGGTATGTAAGGAAGGCAAATTCGAATTTGGTATGAAGGAAGTTGATGTCACGCCATTAACATCTGCTCCTAAAATCAGAGGTCCCAGAGCAGAATCAAAAATGACACAAGCAAAGCGAATCTATGATTCATTTGTGCAATCAGGCAAGCCAATCCTACGGTATCAAGTATTGGCTAAGTACAAACAAGAACTGGGTCTATCAGGAGCAACTGCCTCCACCTATTATCAAACCATAAGTGCTACACATAAAAAATAACCACTGTTGATTAATACAGAATAGGTTATCTCAAATTTCAAAAAATAAATGATCAACAATATCTTATAGATGAAGTCAATAGAGGACAAAAAATTGTCCTCTTTTTAAATTAATTATTTTATGTATAATAATGTTTTCTTTAATTAATAAAGGTTATTATTATGAATAGAACTAATCAAGTGGCAGTTATTTTAGGTGAAGTGGCTAAGTTCGAGTCATCTGATCGTGAGGCTATTATTGATGATTTGTTGAGTATCATGACTGATGCTCAAGTTGATGTAGTGCACACAGCCATACGTGAGCACGTATCAATTCCATCAGTGATGTATAGTCGTAATCAATACGCAGTTGTTACTACTGATGGCAAACCAGATAATGGTAGTCGTGACTCATTGGCTTTCATTATTAATATGTTCCACTCCATTAATAATGACATTGCAGACCAAGAACTAGCTGATGATTATGGTGATTTCACTTGTGTTGTGCCATTCAATGGTGATGAAGAAACGGTAGAATATTACATGCATCAAATGGAGAACTTGGAGTTCTCACAAGAATCACGTGACAAATTCGCCAATTACTTAAGAACGACTTATGGACAATCGAATCAAAAAGCGGTCCAGTAGAACAACTGCTAAACAACGCACCAAATGGATGGAGCGTTATATGCGCTCCATCCCAACTTGTAATTCTTGTCAGTTTTATTTTCGTGGTATGTGCCAACAAAACAATATGCCACGATACAAAAACCAAACAACTTGCTTTAAATATGCTCCCATCTCACTTTAATTATACAGAAGGGGGAGTATCATCTTCCTTCTTTTTATATGGACCACGCTTTTTTCCTAATTTAGCAGCAGATATTTTTGCCTTTGTTTCTTCCGAATGAGCATACCCTAATCTTGAAGCTGACATTTTAGCTTTAGTTTCATCAGTAAAATTGCTGCGTTTTTTACCTAATCTAGCAGTAGATAACTTAGCTTTAGCTTCATCAGAAACGATATGACCTAATTTAGCCTCGGATATTTTAGCTTTAGTTTCTTCTGTATGGGTTTTGCCCGTACTAGAGTTGGACATCCTTGTTTTCGTTTCTTCGGATGGGGACGAATTTAATCCGCCAGTCCGCAGATTATATCCATTAGGAGCCAGAGTATCATGCTCCGCAATAAGAACTGGTTCCCAATGATTAGCTTCATCTAATGACAGCCCCTCCATTAATATTTCGTGCTGGAAATTATCCCACTCGTATTTCTTGATAGCAGAATTAAGAGCTCTACATACATCAGATGATTGGTGCTCCGCACATCTTCTATTATAATCTTTAGTTTGGCCAATATATGACTTACCAGAAGGACTGGTATGTTTGTATATTAAGTAAGTGTCACACATAACACACTCCATCGTAAATCACATATTATAACAAATTTTATTATATAAATCAACAGGTATTTTATTTAAAAATGTCCACTATTTTATATTATAAAAATTGTTGTATAATATCTTCAAGTTAAAAAATTAACTTAAACAAAACAAATTTATTTTTACTTTTACTTTATAGGTATTCCCCATGGCTAAGACAAACAAAAAAACTGCTCCTGTTGCTGATTTAACTATCGCTGATGCTATCATTGAAGCAGTGGTTACAGAAGGCCCTGTTGCTGATTTAACCATCGTTGCTGAACCAATTGTTGCTGAAGTGGTCGCTGAAGTGGTTGCTGTTATTGAAGATGATAAGGTTGCTCAGTTGCGTGCCTTATTGACTGATCCTGAATTGCCTGTTACTGATGTGTTGATTGAACTGAACTTCATTCCTGCCATTAAGCACAAAGCACCATCCAAAGCAGCATTATCAAGAGCCATTCTTGATGTTGAGTTCGCACTAACACCTGTCAAACCTCGCAAAGAACTGATTGCTTTATTAGTTGCTGGTGCTGGCTTAACTGATTCAGGTGCCGCCACGTATCTGCAGCAGTACCGCGACCGTAAAGGTTTTGTCAATCATAAGTAACGTTGTGTATACCAGATGATTGTAGTATAGTCTTATATTTAAGAGGAATTTTATATGAACGATTATCTGGTGTATGTTCACACGAGCCCTTCTGGTAAGTCATATGTGGGACTAACCAATAATTATAAACGCAGATGTAAAGAACACAAAATCACCCACCTATCCGAATGCGTCAATATAGCCAGAGCTATTAAGAAGTATGGGTGGGACAACTTTACCCATACTATAGTTGATTCGGGCCTATCATTAGATGTAGCAAATGAGTTAGAAGAGTTTCTGATAGAAGAACTTAATACTCTTGCTCCTAATGGATACAACTTAACTACTGGCGGAAATGCCAGAATCAAATCACCCGAGTCTAAAGCAAAAACGAGTGCATCGTTAATGGGTCGGGTGTTTACTGCTGAACATAAGGATAAAATTGGAGCGGTTCATCGCGGAAAAGTACTATCAGAAATCACCAAACAAAGAATACAAGACTCTCGTAAGGAACGAGGCGCACAACACGGCGCTAGGAAAGAAGTACTAATTGATAATATATTATATGAAAGTCAATTAGCGGCTGCCATATCATTGGGAGTATCAGCAGCTACTATCGCGTATCGCATCAAAAGTGATAATTACCCCAACTATGTTAGGATATAACTATGATAGAACAATGGAGTGGTAACAGGCTCATTCGCACATGGGACACCAGTAGTCCTTCTGTAATCTGTAAGACTATAGGAATGCCAGAATGTGCTGTTGTTCATTCGTTCACTGGATTCACGTGGCTTATCTACGAGTTCGTGTACGTATAGACTAAAATCTTCCCTCATTTACTTTTTACAAAAATACTTTATAATAATCTCATCATTTAACAAAAAGAGAAATTATATGAGAACTTTAACTGCTTTTCGGTTCACCGACAAGAAGAAACGTTTTAAAGTAGCAGCATTGATGATTCTGTTACAACAATCAGAAAAGTTCACTGGTTTAATGGATGGCCGATATTCCCATTCAAATGAATCATCTGTTGCTGGCGCATTGCCTGATACATTGAATTTTTCTGGTTGGTTAGGTCCTGATGAAGAAACATGGGATTATTTGGTGGTTGATAATTCTGTGTTAGCTGATACGATGTTTCGTTGGGTTATTGGTGAATGTGAATCAGATACTGATTATGATGATCCATTCAATCGTTCTTGTGGTGAAATCGAAGATGGTCATCCAGCACTGACGTGCATAGCTGGTATGTCAGATGAAGAATTCCACGCACATTGTGCTACCATTCCAGCATATATGGTAGAAGAAGTGGATGGCATTCAACATACAGACAGTGGTTGTTAATTTATACCCCTATTGAAAAATTTAAAAATTAAAGTATAATATTCTTCATCAATTAAATAAATCAATTACAAATGTTGTATAAAAAACTCATATAAGTATAATAGTAGTGTTAGAATTCACTAACTCACATTTAACTTTTTTAAGAGGTCCTAATATGGCAACAAAACATTCAGTGGTTGATTTTTGGGTTAAGAACAACCCAGCGGTTGATGCGGCATTTATTAAGAACAAATTTGTAACAAAGTATGG